CTGCATTTCTTTGACGGTCATTCCGAAATTTGTCCATTTATGGTCCCACTTCGTTACAACTATCTTTCCGGCATTCTTAGCTCCGGTGTATTTCTTTTCATATTCCCGCTGAATGGCAGATAATTGAGCTTTGCCTATATTTCCGGATTGTTTACCGTCCTCGCCCAGGATGGTTAATATACCAAAAGCTCCCTGATGTTGTAAGGCAGAGATAACTGCATTATAACTGTCACTCGTTCCGATAACCGATTTAAGGATAGGTTTCAGCCTTGACATCCCGTACAGATGGCCAGTGCCGGTATTATCATAATCCGGATTAAAATCTTTCCAGTGCATGACCTGAGAAGGCTCATAGTCGATTACATTACCTGACATGATAAACTTCCAGCCTCGCACGGGCTCCATATATGACCCTATGACCATCTCCATCCACTGAGGAGGCAGAACATCCAACCGGACAGGTTGGCCCGCATTAAGACCGTATTCAGTCGCCTGGTGAGCTATGTAAGCATTACCGAAGATCAGGTAAAAGGATAACAAGGCCTCAATAAACTCGGATGTTGACTGTCCGGGATTAGGATTGCTAAGCAGTTGTAACATTCGGCCGTTTGGTATGTCATTACCTTTACTATCCACCTGGAAGATTGGAACTGTCGAAGCTGGCTCAGTAATTTTGTTTATGATCGTAAAAACATCCCCGACGCCGGTATAACTCTTTAGGTAAGTGTCAGAATTAGCATCCGGGTAAATGGCACCCTGGGCAAGCATACGTAAGACATACTCATCCAATCGGTTATTCTGAGGGTTGAGTCTCTGGGTTAATAGTTTGGTTGCTATGTTTGTAAGCCAGCTCATTAATTCATCCTGATAATTGAATTATATGCTTCCGGGTGCCGGAAGTGTAATATTTCCAGTAACATCCTGTTTATCCGGGCCGTTCGATGCAGATAGTCGAGGACTGCCAAATAACTGTTTATGTACTTATTTCCCGTTATTGTTATCATACTACCCCTAAATCATTTGCATCATAAAACTTACTACCCATTAAAAATGAAACAAGCCAGACAAGAGCATCAACCCGGTCAGGGGACTTCTCTCCCTTTGCCCCTGCCCATGATGTCATCTGATCCTCAAGGGCCGGTAATATTCCGACATGATGAACTCTTTTCTGTTCGTATAAGGCCACAACCGGCTCAGCTCTGGTAATCTTACCCCGCGAGGCGTGGACTGATTCATAACTGATATTCCGGTCAATATTCCGGATAACTGTTTCGACAAGATCCCCACCGTTATTCACTTCGGCAATGATCCTGTCAGCTTTCAGCCTGTGATATGCTGCTATTGCTTTACTTGCCCAGCTCTGGGGTGTGAATATCCCTGAACCATCTTCAAGTATGTAAATTGAGCCGTCAATAGCACGGCCCCCGATAATTATTCCTGTCTCGTCTGAATCCTTTTCCGAAGTCACAGCCGGGTCAATAGCAACAGCTATGCGGTGTAGCTCGGGATAGTTCTCGGGGCTAACCCTTGTATTTTCAATCATTTCCCAGTCCCATAACGCACCCTCAACGGCAGTATATTCCGCCTCATAAAGCATCTTATAAATCCTTGCCGGCAGATCCCGCCGGGCCTGATCAATTTCTTCCTGGCTTAATATCCCGGCCTGAACAGCCTGATTAGCAGTTATTTTGAAATATTCAAATTCAGGGTCTGATCCTGATTCTGCTTTCCGGGCCAGTCGCCAGGCCCAGTTTTTGCCTACGACGTTACCGATAAACTTACCTTTGGCCTTTGTGTAGGTTACTGTTGTTCTCAGGGCAAACCATGCTTCCTCTTTTGCACGGGAAAATTCATCAAACACAAATGCATGTACATTCTCACCGTATAATGTTGAAGGATTGTCCGCAGATTTAAAGATAATAACTGTTCCTATTGGCGTAGTAATAGTTAGCTTTGAATAGTTAACAATATATACACCTGATGCAATAACTTTCTGATAAAGTCTTTTAAATGCTATTTCTGACTGTGAAAATGTAGGTGCGATCCACCAATAATTTTGACCTGCCTTCCCTTTATGTGATTCCTCAAAAAGCCATAATATGTGACTCCAGGTTTTCCCAACTTTTGTACTAGCTTCGGTTATTGTAAAACGCTTTTCAGATTTCAGAATCGCTTTCTGATAATCTGTGAATATTGGTCGTTTTATTTCAATAACTGTATTCATGCAATCTTTTTCTATAGATTCCTGTCATTATATATCGTTTGTAAAGTCTATAATGATTTTGCCCTGAATATCTGCTGATACTTTCTGAGATGTAAGTTTCTCAGTTTCCTCATTAGTACTTGCCAGTTTATAAAGAGCTATATCAGTAGTCGGATTCGGATTATTTATCCAATGATTTTTAAGCTTTGATTTGGCCTTTACCTTATTTCCCTCAATAGCTTCTTTTATACTGTCCGTTTTGTCTAAACCATACTTGTAAAACGTTGCCCTGCAATTAGGCATTAACGCAACAACGTCCTGAATGATAAATATATATGGATTATCATTTAATATCTTGAGGGCTTTTTTTTCGAGATCTGCCTTATTATAACCCATAATTAGATATTAATATATTCAGACTTTAATATCCTGAATATTTCTTGCAAAATTACAA